CGAGGTCATGTACGACGGCAAGGAGTGCGTGAACGGCACGCTGCGCGAGGCGATCTTGACCACGTTCCCGGGCGACCCGAGCCTGACGGAAGAGGAGGGATCGTAGTGGCTATCATCCTTCGCATCCCGGATCTTTCCGAAAAGAGCTTGACGGACGCCGAGCGAGCTGTTATAGTAAGAGCGTTGAGGGACGCCAACGGCCACGCAGAGACGGCAGCGGCGACCCTCGGCATGGGGGCAAGCACCATGTACCGCAAAATCGTCGAGCACAACATCACGGAGGAAGAGAGAGGCTAGGATAGATCCATCCCAAACGAGCAACGCGGCACACAAATGTCAACCCGCGGCTCTCGGGCTAGAACCATCCTTTCAATTCACCATGCACACGCTCGGCATCGACCCAGACAGTACCGACCTGGCATTCGCCTCGTGGGATGAGAACGGCCCGCGCACTGCGCAAGTCGTGCACATCATCCGACGCAAGAATAGCACCGAGCCGAGTTCCGTCCTCCTTGCCCGAGCGTTGCAAGACGCTCAACCGGAGAAGCTCTTCGGCGCCTTCGATCACATCGCGATCGAGGGTCAACAGTTCGACCGACGAACGAAGAGCCCGGCCAGCATTTTCAAGCTGGCCCACGTAACCGGCGTCGTCATCCCGTGGTGCATCGAGCACTTCGGCACGGCACCCATTTCAATCCCTACGCCTTCCGAATGGAAAGGCGGGGTTGCAAAACACGCGCACCAAGGTAGGATGTATCGGAGTCTCGGCTGGGGCTCAACTGTCATCGGTAGCGGCAATAACCGCTACGCCCGTCCCACGAAAGTCCCCGCCAACTTCAAGCACATATCGCCCGGCCAGTGGAAACACGTCGGCGATGCGCTGCTCCTCGCCCTCTGGTCACAGACCAACTCCGCATGAATCCAAGAAAACTACCACGAACATGTCAGCAGAACAAAAGCAAGAACAACTCCAGGCCATGATGACCAAGGCCGAGGCCGCGCGTGAGAAGAACGTCGCGCTCATCAACCAGGTCAAGCGTGACCCGAAGCTCGCGAAGCGCGTCCGCGCGCTACTCGTCAAGGACCTCCAGCGGGTGCTCTCCATCCCGGCGCAGCTCGGCCCGTCCGCGAGCCGCGACCGCTACCGCGAGATCGGCCACTACTCGCCCGTGCTCGTGCGCTACCTGATCGGCACCTGGGCAGAGTTCCAGCGGCAGGCTGGCATCAAGGAGTCGCTCTGCTCCGCGCAGATCGAGCGCAACAACTCGAAGACGCTCCGGGCGCAGCAGATCGCGGAGTACGCCGACTCGAACGTGCGGCCCTGGGACGACGCCTACTCGAACCTCGACATGACCTCGGATGAAGTCGTGCTCCAGATCGGCAGCGACTTCCACTCACGCTTCTGCGACCCCTTCGCCCTGCGCGTGTGGTTCGATGTGATGGAGATGCTCCAGCCCGACGGCGTGCGCTACAACGGCGACGTGGTGGACTTCCCGAGCCTCTCGCGACACCGCCAGCTCCCGGGCGCGTTCGCCATGACACTCCAGGCAGAATGCAACTTCGCCAAGGACGAACTGTTCGGCCGGACGCGCAAGATCCTGCCCGACGCCGACGTGAAGCTCATCATGGGCAACCACGACATCCGCATGGTGACTGCGCTCGCAGACTCGGCGCCCATGTTCCTGTCGATGGACTCGCTCAAGTACAACGAGCTGATGGGGCTCGACGAACACGAGGTCGGCCTCGTGTGCCGCTCGACGTTCCTCAACCCGAACGCGATGATGAAGAAGAACGACATCGCGCAGAACTGGGAGACGTTGCCCGACGCATACGGCCGCCCGTTCTACACGACGGTCCACGGCTTCCTCACCGGCATCGGCTCGGCCAAGAAGCACGCCACGCGCTTCGGCACCAACGGGACGAACGGCCATATGCACAACCCGGAGAACACGACGTGGGGCTGCCTCGCGACCGGCGTCGTCGTCTGGGACCAGACCGGCGTCATGGCCTACCCGCCAGCCGTCGGCGCTGGCTACCTGCCCGGCCCGTCCGAGAGCTACGGCCACCTGACCACGTTCAACGTCGTGCGCCTGTTCCCGAGGGCCCGCCACGTCGAGACGACCCGCGTCACGATCGGCGAGACCATGGCCTACTACGGCGGGTACGTGTGGGAGATCACCGAGGAAGAGCAGGACGCGCGAGCGGCCATGCTGGAAATCTAGTGTTCCACATGCACCCTCTCCTAGCAATCGTCCTGATCGTCGTCATGACCGGACTCATCCTTCCAGGCATGGACGAATGAAGATCAAGCAACAGGTCACCCGCGAGGGCGGCGACATCATCCTCAGGCTCCACCAAGAGCCGGGCGGCAAGCTCCTAGCCACGCGAGTGTGGAAGGACCTCGCCAAGTACCTCGACCCGCGGTCGAGCACGGCAGACCGCTTGGTGCTCGTCATCCCGACGGCCGCCGGGCTCAACATCAAGCCCGGCTCGTAAGGCGCCACAACTGACGCTTTATGGCCCGAATCCGCCCACAATCACTCACATCTGACGCATTATGATCTACAACTTCCTCCAGGCGCTCCAGCGCGCCGTCACGGCGTTCCGCACTCCCATCGTGACCGAGAGTGCCTCCGGCGAGGGGCTCGTCTCCATGCCCCTCACAGAAGCCGAGGCTGGCGTCGTGTTCGACTACCGCCGCTGGCTCGTCGTGCAGGAGATGCACCAGGCCCAAACGGAAGCCGCCCACGAACAGAAGCTCGCAGGCGGCGGGTGTGGTGGATGCCCTTCGCAGGGCGGGTGCTCAGAAGCCGAGCCCGAAGTCGGCGACGCGGGTCTCTGACTTCACGTCCTTGTCCCGGTCGATCCAGGCAAGCAAGTCCTTTTCAAACTCCCGAGCGACGATCACGTCGGCTCGCTCCGATGCGCCCTGCTCCAACTTCGTGAAGAAGGGGCGGGGCGCGCTCTTTCCTACGGAGTCCACCACGTACATGAACGGTCGCCCGCCGGACGCAGCGCGCTCCTGGTTGCGCCGTAAGCCCTCGCGGTACTGATCGCGGGTCAAACGTCGTACTTGACTCTCAGTCACCGGACGGCCGCCCTGGATGCGCGGGTCGTCGTTCGGGTCGTCGAAGAACACGAGCTTCCGAGCGTTGACCGGCGACACGCGACCGCGGCCGTCGTGATACCAGATCGCCCAGTAGTGCGGGATGAACAAATCCGCGCGCTGCTCGTTCTCGGCGATGATGAGAGTGACGGCAGCGCGCAGAGTCTTCGACCCGATCATACCCTTGACCCTCCGCAGCTCGGCGTCACCGAGTTGCTTGAGGACCCTCTTGACGACCAGGCTTCCGTTGAAGTCGGCCATTAGCTACCACTCGGCCGCTTCTTAGGATCCTGGGCGCCGCGGTCGCGCGCGCCTTCGAGCTTGCCCTGCGACACGTCACGGCCGGAACCGGCGAGCGGCTCCTTCATGGTGTTGAGCGTCTCCTTCGCGCCGAGCGTCATCCCGTCGAGGATCGTGGCGAAGCCGTTACCCTCTTGAGCGAAGACGGGCATGCCGTTGTCGTCCTCGGACTTCGTGCCCTTCGCGGTCCACAGATCCTTGGCGACGGCCTTGGCAGCCGAGCCGTCGGGCTGCGCGAACTTCACGCCTTCACCACCAAGGGTGCATGCGAACACGCCCGAGAAGTTCTTCTGCGCCTGGCCGAGCTTCCGCATCTGGAAAGTCAGCATCGCGTTCGGCCCTTCGTTGGCGCCGCCGATCTTGCCGGGCAGCGCGATGTTCGCGAGCTGCGGCGGCATGCCGTGCGACGTAGCGATGCGCATGTCGAGCGTGCTGGACTTCTCGGAGAAGCCGCTGTTGCCAGCGTCCTCCATCGCGAGCTTCTCGACTTGCACCTTCACCTCTTCGGGGTTGCCCGGGATGTGAACGCCGCCGGTCTTGTGCGAGTTGCCGAGACCTTGGTTCGCCTTGATGAGGTTGCCGATCTTCGACCAGCACTTGCCGACGTTCTTCCCGATGAGGAAGAGCAGGAACTCCGGCACGCCGCGGTTGAAGTAGAAGTCGAACTCGTGCTGCGTCATGCACTGGACCAACTCGATGCTGGGCACGGCGCTCATGTAGTCGGGGTAGCCGTAATACTTCGAGCGGTTCGTGGACTGGCGGATGTGGATGATTTCACTGTTCACGATCGTCCCGGCGAGCGCCGAGCTGTTCGCGTCCTGCGCGTCGTTGGCGTCGGTGAGCAGTCCGTCCAGCTCGCCACTCGGTTCGGCCTCGGCGTCCTCGGACTGACCGAAGCGCTTCTTGAGTTCGGTGAGGTCGTCCCACTTCGCCATGACGAGCGTGGAGTCGGAGCCGGTCTCGCCGTTGATGACGTAGTGGTACAGCTCGGAGCTTCCCTCTTGTTCAAGCTCGACGTGGATGCCAGCGGACTCGATGTGATGGAGGCCGGTGACCAGGCGCTCCTTGCCTCCGTCTCCGAACACCACTTCAAGGAAGCACTCGCCGGTCTCGAAGTAGTCTTCGGCCATGGCGTCGAGCGTGTCCTGCCACGAGAAGCGGCAGAGGCCGTCGAGCGTGTCGTGAATCTCGCGCTTGCGGTGGCCGAGCCCGACGGTCGAAGACTTCTTCGCGTCGATGCAGATGGCGTGGGTCGCGTTGAAGTCGCGCAGCTCGCGCGCCACCATCTTCTCGATGAGGTGGGTCTTCTTGCCGACGGCAATGCCGGAGTTCGTGCCCCCGGCCGCGCGCATGGCTTCGTCGGCCGAGACCTTGGCGGCCTTCTTGAGGATGGTGAAGAGCTGGCCGCCCTCGCCGTGGATGTTGGTGGGGTCTGGACCGGCGCGCTTGATGAGCTGCGCCTCCGCGGGATGCTGATTCTGTTCTGACATGTGATCGCCCTCTGGGGGAGTGTCGTGCCATTCGCCCCATCTTGGGGTTGGATATAGCACTTCGGGTTAGAAATTCGAGATTCACCTTGACAAACGACTCTCGCCGTGCTAAGGTACGATCCTACAGTACCACACCCGGCCGCGAAGCGCCAGGAAAAATCCCGGATTTTGTTCCCTACCCCCGTCCTCAACCCCGACAGCGCGACTCCAGCCGGCTTCCTTATGGGACGCTGGCTCGCTGCCGTCTAGGAGCCCACCACAATGGCAAGACGAATCACTCGGGCCGAGGTCAAGATCCTCGCGCTCTGCAAGCGCGGCAAGAACGGCCTCAAGACCCTCTACAAAAGCGACGGCACGGCCGAGTTCGCTTCCCTGACCAAGGGCGACGTAGAGCAGGGCACGCTGATGTCCGTCATGTGGGCCAAGGGCCTGGCCGATGCCGACGGTGACTTCGCCGACTCGGACGCCGCGATCGACTCCATGATGAGTTCGCTGATCGCGAACGGCGGCAAGCTCGACATCGAGCATGGTGGTGACGTACTCACCCGCGAGCAGGCCCGCGTCACGCAGGTCTTCCGCATCGAGAAGAGCGACACGCGCTTCCACAACTGGCAAGACTACGACGGCAACGACGTAGATGTCACGGGCGGCGCCGCCGTCCAAATCCAGATCGACGATCCCGCCTTGCGCGCCGCGCATCGAAATGGCGAGTTCGACGGAGTTTCATTGTTCGGCCCCGCAGCCGTCGAGCAAGTTGACCTCAAGGCTGCTTCGCAACGTGTGGCCGCCCGGATGGGTGGCAGCATGCAGGAAAATACTATGACTAACGAAGAACTGCAAGCCGCCATGGCCGCGCAGGAAGCTCGCTTTGTTTCGCTCCTCAAGAGTGAGATCGCCAGCGCCCTGGAAGCCAAGGCAGCGGACTCGTCCAACGACGACGGCTCCAACGACAACGTGGGGGGCTCCGTCGAAGACAAGCCCACCTTCACCGGGGACATCAATGATCCTCAAGCACTCGCCGACTACGAGTCGAGCCTGCGCGGCTTCGAGCTGCGCAAAGCCGTCGCGTCCGGCGACATGTCCGCCGACGACATTGCCGTCATGCGCAAGTCGATGAGCGCGACCCTCCCGAGCGACGTTGAAGCCGGAGTCGAAGCTGGTGACAGCGCCGACGTTCGCGCCCTCAAGGTCAAGCTCTTCAAGGCGCAGAAGGCGAGCAACGCTCCCGCCGAGCGCGCCGCCGAGAACGTCGAAGACGACATCCTCACGAAGGCCAACAACGAAGGTCTTGAGATCGCGAAGATCATGAACAGCTACGGCGGTGCGGCCACTGGTATGCGCATCGTCAACGGCTAATCGCCAGCCGAACCCACTCACCAGATTCAAACTACAACCTCCTAGGAGAAAACAACCATGGCTCTTCAACCCGAAGAACTGTTCGGCAGCCCGGTCTCGCAGACCCCGAACCTCCGCGCGTACCCCGATGCCCACGGCATCTCGGTCGCCAAACTCGCCGCCCTCGGTGCCGACGCCGATGTCGCGCACCTCACTCCCCTGACCCACTCCGCCGCGAGTGGTGAATACTCGATCTGGACCGGCGCCGCTGGCGCCGAACAGGTCAACACCATCACTTCCAACGGTACGCCAGCAACGGCTGGCTCGTTCACGCTGACCGTTGATGGTCAGACCACGGCAGCTATCGCGTTCAACGCTACGGCTGCCCAGATCCAGGCAGCTCTCTTGCTGCTCTCGAACGTTGCCTCTGGCGACGTTGTTGCGGTTGCCACCGCCGAAGCCAACCTCGGCGTCGCGTCGGCGATCGTCACCCTGACTTGGGGCGGCGCGTGGGCTGACACCGCGGTCCCGCTCTCCGCTGACATGAGCGGCCTGACGGGCAACGCGCACGTTGCGGCCCAAGCCACCGCTGGCACCAGCGTCGGTACGGTGGACGCCCTCCTGTGGGCACCCGACGAAGCGCACGCTGGCCTCCAGGCCGGGCAAACGCTGATCCAGGCTTTCAAGAAGGGCCTCGTCCACGCTGACGATGTTGTCCTTCCTGCGGGCCAGAGCCTCAACGCTCTCTACGCGCAACTCAAGTCCTCCGCTCTCCGCCAAAAAGGCATCACCGTTCAAGGTCTGCCTGGCGTCGCCTAATCCGAGCTTCCGCTCAACAACCACAACCTCCTAGGAGAATTCAACCATGCCGAACTCTGCTGACGTTCTGAGCTGGAGCACCCTTACTCCCGCCGTCAACGAAAAGAAGGCGCCGAACTCGTTCGTGAAGAGACTACTCTTCTCGCGTGAGCAAGCCGTCCCCACCCGCAACATCGAACTGTCGTTCATCGACAGGGGCCGTAAGATCGCCATGTTCGTCGAACGCAACGGTGCTGCGATCATGACCGAAGGGCGCGACGAGTCCTTCCGCGTCATCCGACCGCCCCACATCCGCGTCAAGCGGCCCATGACTCCCTCGGAACTCCTGGACAAGCGCCGCCCCGGCAGCGTCATCTTCCCGGGCGCCGACGGTGTTCAGAGGGCCATGCGCGAGTACATGGCGGACGAGCTGTCCATGCTCATGGACGACGTGCTGAACTCGGAAGAGTACCTGGCTTGCATGGCCCTTCGTGGTGCCATCTCGTACAGCTCTGCCGACGAAGCCAGCTTCACCATCACCTTCCCGCGCGCTGCGGGTCAAGACTACGCGCTCTCCGGCGGCGACCTCTGGACCGCATCGTCCGCGAGCTTCCGCAAGGACTTCCTCGACGCCGCGACCCTCGTGTCCGACGCCGTGAGCCTCAACGTCACCGACGTGATCCTGGGCACGGAAGCCGCCGACGCCTTCCTGGGCGACGCTCCTGGGCAGCTCTCGACTCTGCTTGACACCCGGCGCATGAGCACCGGGACCATCGACCTCTCGCAACAGGTCGCCGAGAGCGGCGCGCTGTACCTGGGCACCTTCGTCCACGGCATCCGCGTGTGGCGCTATGGCCGCCAGGTTGACGTGAACGGCACCGCTACGGACCTCATCCGTCCGAAGTACGCCGAGTTCGTCGCTGCGACCCCGAGTGCCCAGTTCGTCACCTACTACGGTGCGATCGAGGACATGAAGGCGATCGGCGCTGGCAAGGTCCTGCAATCGAAGCGCTTCTCGAAGAGCTGGGAACAGGAAGACCCCTCTGCCCGCATGCTGCTCGTTGAGTCGAACCCGATGCCCGTGCCCCGTCGCCCCAACGCGATGGTGAGCATCCAGGTCGTCGCCTAGTCCTAACGGACACCAACGGGGAGCCGGGTCCTTTGACCGGCCCGGCTCCCGTCATCTCGACGGTCATCCCATTCAACTAGGGGTCGCAACCGACCCCAGGCCATAGGAGGCAACCCGTGAGCAAAATTCAAGATCAGTCCTACCGAGTCATGCGAGGAGCGGTGAAACTACCGCGCGCCGCAGTCGGCAACATGCCGCTCAGTCAAGAACTCATCATGCAGGGGGACCTACTTCCCCGCGACACTTTCTCCGAACTCGAACTGCGTAGCTGGCTACAAGGCGGGCGCATCGCCGTCGCGCAAGTCAGCGAAGCGGTCGTCGAGGATGCGGTGCGAATCCGCGCCGCCAACCCGTTCCGCGTGGACCCGACCTCGCTCGTGGGTAAGACCATGGAGGACCTCATCATCATGGTCCTGGAGATCGACGAGGACTACGACATCGACCTGCTCGGTGGCGAAGCCGACGCCGTGCGGCTCCTGTCGAGCGGCTGGGATCCGAAGTTCCGCGAGCCCATCGCTCCGGTCAACGACCGCTCCCGCCCCGAAGCTCTCGCCATCAACAAGATGGTGCAGAGCGTTGAAGGTGGCCGCGCCATGCGCAGCACCACATCCGAAATGTCCGACGCCGCTTCCGCTGGGCTCGCCCGCGCGAAGGCTGCCGCCGGCGCACCTGAGAACCAGGAGTAATCCAGATGGCCGCACCCCTTTTCATCGCCAGCGAGGCAATCCTCAAGTCGAAGCTCCGTCTGTCCGCCGTGCCCGCGAGCGCGACCGACACCGAGGCTATCATCGACGAGGCTATCCTGCACGCCCGCGTGGAGTTCTACAAGGAACTCGGCGAGGTGAGGGTTGCGGCTATTCTGACCGAAGCATTCTCCGAGGTCGCCACGACCGAAGCCGGTATCATCCGCGCGCTCGCGAACCTCACCGAGGTTCTGATCGTGCGCTGCTACCTCTTGGTGAATCTCCCCACCATGTTCATGGACGCCTCGGGCGACGCGAACAAGGTCTGGAACGAAGAGGCCCCGCTGCGTGAGCGCGGCTCCATGGCCCTCTCCGACGAACTGCTCGCCTGCCGCAACAAGGTGCAGGAGAACTTCCTCATGCTCGCCGCGAACGACATCGACGACTGCGAACAGATCCAGACGTTCGACGGCACGCCCGACTTGCAGACCGAGTTCCCCCCGAACACGCCGCGCGTCGGTCAAAGCCTCAAGGGCCCGAGCGGCGTGAGGCGTCCGGCCTGCGACTAGAGCCTTGGGATACGATACCACCATCCAACCCCACCCCCATCTACATCCGCAATTCGACCAGGGTCAAGAAGCGACTAGAACCATGGGATACAAGACCGCCATCCACAACGCGCTTGTCGCTGCCGCTGACGCTGGCTCCTTCACGTAAGCCGTGTACTCAGTCGCACACCCTTCGATCCTGTCGGAGGGCGCGCCAGTCGTCCCGAAGTCCGTCGAGACCAACGAGATCCGCGGGTCCTTCGCGCTCGACGAAGAGTACGGCCGTGAGTATCGCCAGGAGCGTCGTGGCTGGGCTTGGCTGCTCGTCCTGCGCTTCGATACCGAAGCCATCCTCGAAGCCTTTGAGGACGCTCTCATGCGGTCTCCGCTCACCCTAGCACAAGATTCAGCCGACGGCAGAGACCAACAGGTCATCCTGCTCCTGGAGGATTCTTCATACGAACACCCGCCTCGTGGCGGGGCGTCGAACGGCACCGAAGTCACGTACAGATTCGTGGCCGAACTCTGCCAACAGTAGTAGCTACTTACTCACCCAACCCCTCTTAGGAGAAAACAAACATGCCCGGCCAAAACACCAGCGGCGCTCCCAACACCCGGGACTACACTCTCGGGCGCGGAATCGTGCGCTTCGCCTCGCTCACCGCAGCGGGGCTTCCCGACGCGGACGGCTTCCGCGACCTCGGCAACGCGCCCGAGTTCGGTATCACCGTGTCTGTGGAAGATGTCCGCCACCAATCCTCGCGCTCTCAACTCAAGTTCACCGACAAACGATGCACCATCTCGCAAGAGATCGGCGTGACGTTCGTCCTGGACGAGATGAACCACGAGAACCTCGCCTCGTTCTTCTCCGGTTCCACCGAGGTTTTCACCAACCTTCACGACACTACCTGGGCCGCAACGGCGTCCATCGTCGCGACCTCGGTCAAGATCGGCAACTGGTATCAGCTCAAGAGCAACACCGGCGCTCGCGTCTACGACCTTGGCGCCTCCGGCCTCGTGTTCACCCTCGTGCAAGATCCCGCCGGTACTCCGGCGACGATCGACGCGACCGACTACGAGATCGACCTTGCCATGGGCCTGGTTCGTTTCAAGTCGGGCGGGACCTCCTCGCTGGCGGACGGCGACGTCATGGGCTTCGCTATCACGACCGGTGCAAGTACCGGGCAGGACATCGATCAGGTCAACGCCCTGACCAAGGGCGACGTGACCGGCGCTCTGCTCTTCGTGCAGACCAACGCCTGCGACCAAGGGAACAAGTCTGAGTACCTGTTCCACAAGGTCTCCCTCTCCAGTGACGGCGACCTGTCGCTCATCGGGGACGACATCCAGACGGCATCCTTCACGGGTGTTGCGGAAGTCAACTCGGCGGTCACGGACACGAGCCAAGTGCTCACCATTCGGACCTACGATCAGCAGGCGTAATCCTGTCTGAGGCACCTTCGGCCCGGGGCACTGTTGCTCCGGGCCACACCCACCCTTCACTCGAACATCAAGGCAGATGACTATGAGCTGGCGCAAACGATTCACTTTCCGCGACAAGCGGTCCATCAAGCACGCAGTCAGCGGACAAGAGTTCCGCTTCTACCCGAACCGCATGGCTCTCCTCACGGAAGCCCGCGACCTCTCGGCCCCGATCGCCAAGGCGATCAACACTCTCTTCGCGGACCAAAGCCGCGACAGCGGTTCCGCCGTCAAGCGGCAGTTCGAGGGCGACTTCTCGCTCGAAGACATCAAGACCGAACCCATCTCCATCGAGATGGCAGAGCACCGGATGGCCGAGCGCAACGGTGCGATCGAGACCATCCTCAACACGTTGGCCGACTCGCGGTCCATCATCCTGCTCGGGCGCCTGTTCATGGACAGCCTGCGCGACGACTTCGACTACGCTAGGGACCGCAAGGCTTCCGAGGTCGAGGAGTTCCTCTTCGGTGAGGATGGCGAAGACGGCAACGAATACGAAGGTCTCGACATGCCCGTGCTTGTGGAGCTGTTCCAAGGCTGGATGAAGGCGAACGCCTCTGTGTTCGGCGCGTCGGGGGAGTCGATGGTCGGGCTGGTAAAAGCCAAGATCGAGGGAATCGTCTCCGAGCGAGCCTCGGAGATGACGGACCCGACCAATGGCGCGCCCTCCAAGACGCCTACGTCTCCGCAGTCGGAGCCGGATTCGGAACCGACTTCCTAGACCGCCTCGACCTCCATCAGTTCAACTCCATCATGACCTCCCTCAACGAACTTCGCATCCGCCAGCGCGTCAGCCTTATCTACGATATGGTTCACGCCACGCAGGCCGAAGGTAAGGCGATCAAGGAGTACACGAAGGGTCTGATGAAGGGCGTGGACATTCACACGGAAGCAATGGGTTCGGCGTCGGACTTCAACAAACAAATCGGCAGCATCTAATGGTCGATCGCGGCGGACTAAATTACCCCATCAGGGTACGGAACGAGTTCTCGAAAACGACGAAGCTCTTTCGCACGGAGATCCGTGCGTCTAAGCAGGCGTTTGCGTCATTCAAGAAGGAGCTCAAAGGGGGCGGTGCGTCCGCCGCGAAAGACATCCTCGCGCAGGCTAAGGCCGCGCGTGAACTGGCGAAGGCGCAGCGCGCGCTAGGTGTCGCCACCAAGAAGACCGGCAAGCCGATGACGGATCAGGAGAAGGCGGCCAAGACGC